AACCAAACAAAGATTTAATCTTAACTCGCATCCTTCTTAGAATTTTAGCCCAGGAGTAATAGATGGCAAAAGGTAAAAAATCGTCCGGTAAGAACTACACATCGTCAGGTCTCTACCGCAATGTAGCTCGCAAGATGACCAACTCACTACGCAGTGAGTATCTGGCATCTGGCGACCGAGTAGCTAACCAGCTTAAAGCTTTTCGGGCAGGTAAGCGCGTAGTACTCACTATCGAAAATCCAAACAAAGAAGAACGCAATAAGCCGTTTATTCGGGTTGATGCTTCTCATGTTTGGAAGAATCGCTCCACTGAAGGTTTTGTTATTAAAGGAGCATGATGTTAAAAGTTTACAAAACACATGAGTCAGCTTACTTACCTAAGTTGGCTACAGCAGGCTCAGCATGCTTTGACGTACATGCCTCTCTAGTACCGAGCACCATCGTTAAGTGCTATCGCTATGGAGAAACCGCTCCTAGTAATTTGGTAGTAAATGCTTTTAGCTCTATTACTATTCCAGCAGGCGCTCGTACACTCGTTCCGCTAAACCTTATTCTAGATATTCCTCTAGGTCATAGTGTGCGATTTCACCCACGTAGTGGGATTAGCCTTAAGCAAGGTCTAACCTTGTTCAACTGTGAGGGTGTTATTGATAGTGATTACGTAGATCCGTGCTTCGTGACGCTCTACAATATTTCAGGTGTTGATCAGATTGTGTGCGATGGAGATCGCATTGCCCAAGGGGAATTGATTGTAACACTCGCATACACCATTGAAAAGACAGATACCGCTCCCGTTCAGAAAACTGATCGAGCTGGTGGTTTTGGATCTACTGGTGTTAAGTCGTAACTTGCTCAACAGCTTGTTTCATGTTATTGTGTATATAACATGAAAGGGATGAACATGATTATTATTGCAGACGATAAAACTCTGTATGACCTGGCTGCGTTCGCCGCAGCCAGGCTTCATCTTATTGACGAGGATCTAGAGGTAGATATTGAGGTCAAGCCAGAACTGGCAGACCTGATGCACGGATACGTGATCGGTGACGAGGACTTATACATGGTACGAGTAGCTTCGGTAGATCCGGTCACTGTTTTCCATGAAATGGTACACATTGACCAGTATGTTACTGGCCGCCTTGTGCGCTCTCATGGTAAAGCTTACTGGCGTGGTCAGGAAGTTTCTGATGATGTTCCGTATTTGGAGCGTCCTTGGGAGATTGAAGCTGAGCAAATGGCTGTTGAAATGGCTTCGTGGTGGAACGTACAATGAGAGTATTAGTTTGTGGTGGTCGAGATTATGGAAAGAATCCAGACGGCTCAATCAATGATATAGAAATGGACTTCCTATTCAACTTTCTTACTGAATTACTTCTAGAACACCCTGATATGGCAGTGATTCAAGGAGAAGCACGAGGTGCCGATAGGTTGGCTAAGAACTGGGCAGAATTTATAAATGTTCCAGTAGTTTCTTTTCCAGCGGATTGGGTTCGTTACGGACGTAACGCAGGGCCAGTAAGGAACCTGCAAATGATTCAAGAAGGTAAGCCAGATCTAGTAGTTGCCTTTAGAGGCGGAGCTGGCACTAGAGATATGATTAAACAAGCAATGCAACATAATATAGAGGTAGTTACCCCATGTTTAAAGTAGGCGACAAATTTTATGCAGTGCATGAAGAACTTAATGGTTTTGGTCGTGAAAAAATTACTATGACTGATCAACATGGAGTTGAGTGGTCTCGGTACAATAAGCCTCTTCGTAGTTACAAAATCGAAGAATGGTCTATAGTAGGTAGAGGTACTTATGTTCTTGAGGGAGAGGAAGTACGTTGTGAGTGGATTACTACAGGCCCTGTACTGTACTGCTCTATGTCTAGTGGAGAAACTCAGGCAATTCCAGAAGAAGATTTGAAGATGTATATTGATTCTGCCGAGTATTACTTCTTAAGTGCAGAAAAAGCAAAAGCTCATATTGATAGGCAAATCTACTAAAAGATTTTCCTTAACTTTTCGAATATTTCGTTTAATGAAAGAAAAGAACATACAATGATGACAGCTCTTATGTGCATGGCACTTAATATCTACTTTGAAGCACGAGATCAGGACTTTGATGCTAAGCTAATGGTAGCAGAAGTTACGCTAAATCGTGTTGCAGACCCTGCTTTTCCAGATACTGTTTGTGAAGTAGTTTGGCAGCCTGGGGCTTTTTCTTGGACAGGCGATGGTAAGTCTGATAAACCAAAAGACCTTGAAGCGTTTGCTGATGCAGTACTTGTAGCTAGTGATGCGCTGTATAATCCTGAGATTATGCTCGGAACCAAAGCTCTATACTACCATGAAAAGTCAATTCACCCATACTGGGCTAGTAGTTATACTATGATTGGTATGGTAGGTGATCACATTTTTTATATAAAGAAAAGCTAACACTTTAATTTAGCTCTTGCTAAGACGAGTTAAATAGGTTATATTATATGTATAGTTCAGAGAGAACTATATTAACTGTAAAAGGAGTTTTTACAAATGCGTGATGCACTAGTATTTATCGGTCGGTTCCAGCCGTTTCACAATGGACACAAAGCAGTAATCGAAGCTGCACTTGAACAAGCAAAAGAAGTAGTCGTAGTAGTCGGCTCTAGCTTTGCTGCAAGAAATATTCGAAATCCCTTTACATTTGAAGAACGCAAGGCTATGATTGAAGCCTGCTTTACTGAGCCGCAGCACTTCACTTATGAAGGTGCTCAAGGTCGAGTAAAGATTCCTCGTGTAAAAGTTGTTCCTGTGTCTGACTTCCCATATGACGACAATAAATGGGTCAATGCAATCCAACGGATTGTTGATGCTACTGTCCCGAACGCGCAAGATGTTGGTCTGATTGGTCACTCTAAGGATAGCACTAGTTACTACTTGAACATCTTCCCTCGTTGGAAGGACCATGTTGAAGTGCCGAACGTTGACGGTATTAACGCTACTGATATTCGTAAGACAGTCCTCACTCAGATGGACTACACCGACTTCGAAGAACTTTCTTGTATCATGCCTGATAAAACTCTATCTTGCATGGCCGGTATTCTTAATAAGCCAGAAATGAAAGTTGTTCGTCAAGAATATGAAATGGTTAAACGGTACAAGGAAGCATGGAAATCTGCTCCTTTCCCTCCAACCTTTATGACTGTTGATGCTGTTGTAGTTCAGTCAGGTCACATTCTTCTTGTGAAGCGAGGCGATATGCCAGGCAAAGGTCAATGGGCGCTACCAGGCGGGTTCCTAAATCAAGAGGAAACTATGCTTGACGGTGCTATCCGTGAACTGCGAGAAGAAACTCGTATCAAGGTTCCAGTTCCTGTGCTTAAAGGTTCGATCAAAGCTTCAAAGACTTTTGATGCTCCAAACCGTTCTGCTCGCGGTCGTACTATTACCCAAGCATTCTTCCTTGATCTTGGTGTTGGTGAACTTCCAAAGGTCAAGGGTTCTGACGATGCGGAAAAAGCATTCTGGGTTCCTTTCAAAGACGTAAAGCAAGAGAAAATGTTTGAAGATCACTTCCACATTATCGACAACTTTATCAACATTGGATAAAAGATGGTTAAAGTAATTTCAGTGGGTGCTTTACAGATTACCTGTCATAAATGTAAATCTGTATTAGAGTATACTCACAGTGATATTAGGGAGTACCATGACTATGACTACGGCGGAGGTCATGATATTTACCGGGGGTTTAACTGCCCAATTTGTAATACGCTACTAACGCCAAAATAAAAGTCCCGTTCATAGAGAACTGGCATTAACTTTAGAGGAGTTCTAAAATGAAAACAGTACTACATCTTATCTCAGCTATCCTGCGTACAGATAGCTACAAATTTTCTCAGTGGGTTCAGTATCCAGCAGGTACGACTCACATTTCTTCGTACATTGAAAGCCGTGGTGGCGAAGATGAGAGCGTGTTCTTTGGTCTGCAAGCGTTTATGAAAGACTACATGACCACTCCTATCACAATGGCAGACATAGATCGTGCAGAACGTATTGTTCTAGCACACGGTCTACCTTTCAACCGCGAAGGTTGGGAAATTATCGTAAACGAATATAACGGTATGTTGCCAGTGCTAGTAGAAGCAGTACCAGAAGGTACGGTTATGCCAACCCATAACGTACAGGTTCAGGTAGTTAATACAGACCCGCGCCTGTGGTGGTTGACTTCGTACTTGGAAACAGCTATGCTTCGTGGCGTGTGGTATCCTTCTACCGTGGCGACGAAGTCGCGCAAGATGAAGAAAATCATCAAGCGTGCTCTTGAAGAAACATCTGACGTCCCAGTTGATGCTCAGATTAACTTCAAACTACATGACTTTGGTGCTCGTGGTGCGTCGTCTAGTGAAACTGCAATGCTTGGTGGCATGGCCCACCTAGTAAACTTCATGGGGACGGATACTGCAGAAGCTCTTGTTGGTGTTATGGAATACTATAACACTGATGCGGTTGTAGGATTTAGCATCCCAGCTAGTGAGCATAGCACTATCACTTCTTGGGGTCGTGCACACGAAACTGATGCTTATGACAACATGATTAATCAGTTCGCAGGAGAAGGCAAGCTGTATGCTTGCGTATCTGATAGCTTTAACATCTATCATGCGGCTGGTCATCTATGGGGTGAAGTTCTTCGTGAGAAGGTAATCAATTCAGGCGGTACCTTGGTGGTACGCCCTGATAGCGGTGATCCCGAAACTGTTCCTGTAGAGATTGTCAAAATCCTTGCTAGCAAGTTTGGAACTACTACAAACTCGAAAGGGTTTAAGGTTCTACATCCTAGTGTGCGCCTTATTCAAGGTGATGGTATCAACGAGCACTCGCTACCTAAGATTCTAGAGAATCTGAAAGCGGCAGGTTTCTCGGCAGAAAACATCGCATTTGGTATGGGCGGGGGTCTGCTACAAGCCTGGAACCGCGACACTCTCAAATACGCTATGAAAGCGTCAGCTATTCGTGTTAATGAGGGTGATTGGGAGGGTTTTAGCAAAGACCCAGTAACTGATCATGGTAAGCGTTCTAAAGAAGGTCGTCTTGCACTAGTCAAAGAAGCTGGTTTTGGTATTGCACCCTATATCCGCACCGTTCCAGCAGATTACTTCTGGGAACGTCCAAGCGCAGAAAACCTACTACGTACTGTATTCTTGAATGGTGATATTTTAGTCGAAGATACCTTTGAAAACATTCGTGAACGTGCAAAGGAAGGTGTGTGATGAATCGTAGTGATGAAGCACGTCTAATGGCAGAAGCATGGAAGCTGAATGACGAGCGCAACAAGCGACTAGCTGCGGAAGCAGCTGAAGCAAAGAAGCAATATGCAGCAGTGGACGACCCAAATCAAGAGTAAGGGAACAGGCGGTGGAAACACCGCCTGTTTTCTTTTGCATACCTGCCTTTTCTCATGTTATAAATAATTATAAATAGGGAGAAGCACTATGGATGACTGGGACAGCTTTGTTGATTCACTTACTGAAGATACCGCGCCTATTCCTCTGAAGGCATCGGTAGAGAAACGCTATCCGTGCGGCCAGTGTGCTGGCACGGGCCTGTACAGTGGTGTTCGTGTTCACCAAGACAAGCGTGAGTGCTTTGCCTGCCGTGGTAAAGGTTATTTCAAAACTGACCCTCGCAAGCTGGAAAAAGCTAGGCAGCAGCGCGCCAAGAAAAAGCAAGATGCCGTCGAAGCCGCACAGCAGCTTAATAAGGATAGCGGCATCTATGCTCAAGTGTTTGCGATGGTCGGTTGGAACGAGTTGGCTCGATCCCTGGCGGAACAGCACAACGCAGGTAAGGCTTGGAGCGAAAAACAGGTAGCTGCTATTCAGGCTATGCTAGTTCGCATGGAAGAGCGCCGTGCACAGCGTGAAGCCGAAGCTAAAGAGGTTAATCTTCAGTCGATCATTGATATGTTTGCCCACGCTCGGGAGAAAGGTTATAAGCGTCCTGTGTACCGTGCTGAAGGCTTGAAGATCTCTCTGGCTCCGGCTACTGGTAATAATGCAGGTGCTCTTTATGTTAAAACTGAAGGTGATGAGTATATTGGTAAGGTTACAGACGGTCGTTTCTTTGGCACTCGCGAAGCTACTGACGAGCATAAAACTGCTCTCAGCGTGATTGCAGAGAACCCCCGTGATGCCGCTGTACGATATGGTCGGCGTACTGGTTCGTGCGCTTGCTGTGGTCGTGTACTTTCAAACAAACAAAGCATTGATCTTGGGATTGGTCCGATCTGTGCAGAAAAATGGGGATTTATGTAAAAATGTCAGGAAATATTTGGTTAGTTAGCGACACACACTTTAACCACGCTAACATCCTTAAATTTACCGATTCTGAGTCGGGCGAGCTAATTCGTCCGGGGTTTTCGTGCGTAGAAGAAATGAACGAGGTTATGATTCATCGTTGGAATACGATGATTAAGCCTGGCGACAAGGTTTATCACCTTGGCGATGTGGTTATGGGCAACGACCAAGAAGATTGGATGAAGCGCCATTGGCCACGTCTAATGGGTCAAAAGCGTCTCATTGTGGGTAATCACGATAATATCAAGATGCTTGCCAGTGGCGGTTGGTTTGCTAAAGTTGAGATGTGGCGTGTGTTTAGCGAGTTTGGTATCCTTCTTAGCCACGTTCCTCTGCACGAGAGCGGGCTGTATCGTGGTGCAGGTGAAGGCAAGCAAATGCTTAACGTGCATGGGCATATTCACCAGAATCTGAGTCCGAAAGGGCCGTATCACTGCGTTTGTGTTGAGCAAACTGATTACTACCCTGTCAATATCGAAGATCTAGCTGCAATCGCAAGGAAAATGCAATGAGACTAATTTATGCACTAGCTACCGTAATGTTTGCTATGGCAAGCTATCAAGTATTTACTGACGGTCTTAGTCAGCCCTGGGTCTCAGCCGCCCTAGGCTGGGGTCTTTCATGGTTTGCAATATCTGCTATTAAAGGAGACTAATATGTCATGGAATAATGTCGTTCCTAACGATGTACTGCATGAATGGCTGGCAAAAAACCCAGCACCTGAGCGCAAAGAGATTGAAAATCCGCGCGTAGACATTCCAGAACACCTTGTTACTGACTGCTTGATTCGTTATCAGTTTGAAGGTCATTATGGAGTTGCTGCAGCACAGGAAGACCACCCTGCTTTTGCAGAAGTGCGTAATCTGTTGAAATCACGTGGGTATATCGAAATACCTCCATACGCTTGTTGGAATGGTGATCGAGTTCTAAAACGCTTTCAATTTAATGGATTTCAGCTAGAACCAGGAGACACGTTCTATTGCGCTGCTGCTTGGGCTAATAAAATTTCTTTTGAAAAGAGAAAATCGCTATGAAACCATATGTACATGCAAAAAATTCAGTTAAGCGTTACGGAGGAGTTATCGCAGACTACATCGCTATCCACGATTGGTTTGACTCTACTAAAGCTGCTTATGCAGACTTTGGACACCGTGCAATCCTTCATAACACGTTTGGAATCTTTCTAGCCGAACAACTATTTGGCACAACTATTACAAACTCGGATGGAAAAGTAATCAGTGTTCGTGATGTTGCGGAGGATCATGTTAAAGAAGATTGCGGCGGACGAATCCCAACTATTCAAGACTGGCTCGGTAAGCTAACGCCCGAACCTTGGATGCTTGGTATGGGCCAACGTGCTTTTGCTAAAAGAGAGGGTGTAGATGCAGACTGATTTGTATCAATTTCTAGCAGCAGACTATTCAGCTACTGGCGAAGGACGAACCATCTGCCTTCTGATTACTCGTGCATATCCTCACAAAGAAGATTATGTGCGGGACAGCTATTTTGATGAAGAAGGTAAGTTTGTATTTGAATCAGAAACTAAAAATACTGCTGAGTATCGTGCTAAGCGAGAGTTTGTAGTTAGGTTTGGAGGTTTTATAGCGGACGGCGTTGAAATTCTAGAACGAGAAGAGTTTTTAACTCGTTTTGGTCGTATGCTTCCTGATTCAGTAAAACACATGTTGCTCGACAGTGACCAGCCTGGTAATATGGTATTCTCGCAAGAATTTCATTTCAACTTCTCGTAAGGACTGACCGTGAATCTAGAACAACTCAAAGATAACTTTAAAACTCTGAATGAGCGTATCGCCGAGGCTATGGCTCAGATGAAATCTGATAGCCAGTCTCTAATAGAGCAAGCAGCACAAGAGCTGTTTCGAGCAGCCCCAGAAATCGACCACATCTTCTGGGCTCAGTATACTCCTTACCACAATGATGGAGAGCCTTGCTCTTTTAGCAGGCATGATATTTACTACGTACTGACTGGAGATACCGAAGCCGAAGTTGACGGTGAGGGATCGTATCTATACTCTAGTGAGGATTACGATATTGCCCTAGCCACACTAGAAAAAGTACGTGTATACGTAGCCGATCCTAATGCGTGGTTTGAAGAGTATAAAACTAAGCATAATCTACCTCCTACTGATAGGATAGAATGGCATCGCCCCTGGCCCTATACTGTTGAGGCTGCTCAGGAGAAAGTTGCTGAAATTGAACTGCAACGAGCAATCTACTCTGCAGAAGATGCAGATCGTATTAACAATGCGTTTCAAGCATTTTACGAGTGTATGGTACTAATTCCTGACGACATTATGCTAGCAGTATATAACGATCACTCTCGAATTACTATTTCTCGTAATGGAACTAAAGTAGAAGAATATAGGCACGATTAAATGACAGTACTACTAATTTTAGCAGTTGTAGTCTACGCCGTATACTGGTTCGCTCGTAGAGCGGCAGGAGGTACGTCAAGCTACACATACGAACAATACGTCGATGAACATGGCAATAAAATTGAACGAGTAAAAGAAAACGAAGGAAATAACTAAAATGAACGAACAAGAATTTATCTCTATGCTTAAAAAGATTGCTAAACGCACAGCCATCGGCGTAGCAGCTCTATTTGTAGCAACTTCCACTTGGTTCACTACCAGTGAAGGATATATCTACTATGTACAGAATAAGCTAACTGGCAATACCCAAGTGTATTCAGAGCCTGGCTTGCATTTCAAGATGCCGATGTTTACAAACATCTACGAATACAAGCGAGTAGCTACAATTGATATGTCTGGTGATGCTGCAACTGAGTTTACTCGTGACCTAGATGCAATCGGTGTTACGTTTGCTGATACTTACGGCGCAGATGTTCCGATGACATTCCGTTTCCGTCTACCAATTGATGAGGCTAATTTCCGCAAGCTTCACCAAGAATTCCGCAGCTTTGAAAATCTAGTTGATGCGCTTCTTGTTAGCAATGCTCGTAACGTAGCGGTAGTTACTGCAACTCAGTATACTGGTGAAGAGTTTATTCAAGGTGGTGTTAACTCCTACAAGGCTCAGATGGAAGACCAGCTTCGTAATGGTTTGTACGTCACCAAGCGTGAGCAGGTAGAAGTCAAAGATAGCGGTTATGCACCTGTCAGCTCTACTAACTCTGATGCCAAGAAAGTAGAAGAAACTACTCGTCTGGTTATGAAGAATGTAATTCAGATTGATATTGCGAGCGGCTTGCCTAAGCGTCTTGAGAACCCACTTGAGCAGTATGGTATTGAAGTTAGTCAGGTGAGTGTTGCTGCCGACCCGATCCCAGATGAACAGCTTGATAAACTACTAGTAGAAAAGCGTAAGCTTGTAGGTAAGAAAATCTCTGCGCAACAACAGATTGAAACTGCTCAGGCAGAAGCTGAAGCCGCCAAGCAAGAGCGCGAAATTCAGAAGCAGCGCGATATTCAAGATGCACAAAAACAAAAAGAACTTGCTATCATTGGAGAACAGCAGCAGACTGAAGTTGAACGCCAGCGTGCTCAAAAAGAGACTGTTCAGCGTGAGAAAGAAAAGGCTCTGGCAGTAATCGACAAGCAGCGTGAACTTGAGATTGCTCAGGCTAACCGTGGCATTCAAGAAGCCGCAGCAGAAGCTGCTCGATTTGAAGCTGATGCTATTCGTGCTAAAGGTCTTGCAGAAGCAGAAGTTGAACGGGCAAAGCTTAACGCAAAGCAGTCTGCTGCCGACATCTATATGGCAGAGATCCAGCGCGACATTGCTCAGGTTATGTATCCTGCTCTGAAAGGTGTAAACATCGACATGCCAGACTTCTACTCAGGTGCAACAGCTAGTGGAGCAGCTCCAACCAGTCTAGATGTATTTACTACTCTAGGTGCTTTGAAAGAACTTAAGGACCGTCAGGAACAACCTGTAAAATAACTAGTAGGGCAGGGAGCAATCTCTGCCTTTTTCTATTTGCACTTACGCATCAATTTTGTTATATTGGTTTATAAGAGGAGAATCAATATGCGAGCTGTTGAAGAAATTAAGCGCCATATTCAAGCACTTCGTCAAGAGATTAAGTATGCTCAGGTTGATGGGCAGGGACAAGAAGTAGAGTTTATGCTAGCAGACCTAGACGAGCTTCAGGAGGAATTGTGGAGTGCACAAACTAGGTAGAATTACAGCAGTAGAGATAGCAATCGGAGGCCCTTACAACTCAGAGTTAGGATTGCTAGTTTCTATGGGAGCCGACCAGCATAACGGCCAAGTTAATAGTGCATGGTCAGTTGAGTCATTTACTGGAGTACCGCATCACTATCAAGAAGGTAGTGTAAATGCCTCTGCTTTCTTAATAAGTTATTTAGCCTATATACTCAATCAGGCAGACGTTACTAATATAAGTGAGTTATTGAATAAGCCAGTACTCTGTGAGTTTGAAGAAGGCGAATTAATATCATGGAACTTGTGGACCAGAACAGTCTAGCCTTGCATCTGCACTCTAGGTATTTTAGTATGAACCTGCACCGAGCTTGGTTAAGAGACAGCACTGCTACAGTTCCTCTGTGGAATCTTAGCGGTCAACTAGTTGGGTATCAGCAGTATCGCCCTAACGCCTCAAAAGAAGCTAAGAACGACCCTCGTGAAGGTAGATACTTTACTCGCTTAGCTAGAGACCGTGTCGGTGTTTGGGGTTTGGAGAGCTGGGAATTTAGTGATACGCTATTCCTGTGTGAAGGTGTGTTTGATGCTTGTAAGGTTACTTGGCTCGGTTACAGCGCATTAGCAGTTTTTAGTACTCAGGTTAATGATACTACCGCTAATTGGCTTAGTGTGTTGAGAAGTCGTAGACGAGTTGTAGCACTTTGTGACGGAGATCACGTAGGGTTACGTCTAGCTAAATATGCCCATGACCACGTTCAGATGTCTCCTTGGCATGACGTAGGTGATGCGCCACTTGATTATGTTAACGACCTTTGCCAGCGGTTCAACGAAGATTGAACTTGCTGGCAGGTTTGTTTAATGCTACATTTATTTATAAGAGGAAATCCATATGCTATTCACTGTTTACCAAATTAACAAAATTCATACACTACTACAAGAATATCCTACTGCTACTCATGTGTCTGTTATTGATAAGGTCAATGGCTCAGGTCTTGGTCCTGATACAGAAGCAAAATTTTTAGATTGGAAATTCCCTAAAAAGTCTGAAATACTTGGAACCGTTAATATAACTGATGTAGGAACATGGTAATGAAAACTTGGGCTGAACGACTGAGAGAACATGCAACCTGTCACTATACTGAGGATGGATGGGATATTCTAGTTGAATGCTGGACTGACGAGTACGTCAACGAAATCATCAACAACTGCAAAACTTATGAGGATGCCGTAATCGAGTGTTCTGAAGTATTGAGTGTTATGGATGGTTTTAGAAAAGAAATTCAACTTGCATAGTTGCTAGTTTTCTTGCTAATATGTAATGTAAGCAAGGAGAAAACTATGTCTAAGCAACGATTTGACATGACCGCCATTATCTATGATAAGCGCGGTCGTGTTCTTAGCATTGGCAAAAATAGCTATGTGAAAACTCACCCTCTTCAGCATCATCATGCGTGCAAAGTGGGCCTGCCTGATAAGCAGTTTCTTCACGCAGAGATTCATGCAATTGCACGTTGTCGTCAGCTTGATCGAGCGCACCGTATTGTAGTTACTAGATTTGGCTCTCATGGAGAGCCTAAAAACGCTAAACCCTGTCCTGTATGTGAGAGTGCTATTCGAGCAGCAGGTATTAAACATGTAGAACATACTTGAGGATATAAATGAACCGTCTACTAGACCTACTCAAAACTGAACGAGTTATCGTCACCTTTACTAAGAAGGATGGTTCTCGTCGTGAAATGCTATGCACTCAGCGCAGTGATTTAATTGACTCACTAACATATAGCCGCGCTAAAGGACCAGAAGGTATTGCTTGTGTGTGGGATTTGGAAAAAGAAGCATGGCGCAGCTTCAAGCACGATAGCGTCATTGACTATAGGAAAGCAGAATGAAAGACTATGTGTATAAAGTATTGACTGAAGACGAAGAAGTTTATTGGGTTAATGACCCTCATGAAATTACTCAGTCGTTTGGGACAGTTACAGAAGTAGTTAAGTATAGAGCAGTAGATCCAGAAGATATTACTGACGCTATCAATGGAGAGTACTACTATGACTAAACAACTAACTCGACTAGTCGGGGATATTCATGGGCTATTCAACGATTACAAAGCATATGCTGTTGAAGAGTTTGAAGGTCCACACATTCAAGTTGGTGATTTTGGTGTAGGATTTGGTCAAAGCGATTATTGGCATGAAAGCGTAGATGGTTATATGCGTGCTAGCAATGGTCGTTTCATTCGTGGAAACCATGATAACCCTGCCGTATGTAAGACATTCAAGAGCTGGATTCCAGATGGTCGTGTAGAGAATGATGTTATGTTCATTGGCGGAGCTTGGTCTATTGACAATCCAGAAGCCCCTCCTGGCTGGTGGAAGCGTCAGAAGAACGTAGACTGGTGGGAAGGTGAGGAATGCTCTGATGAGCAGTTTGCACAGATGTTGGACACCTATAGCACCGTCAAGCCTCGTGTAATGATTACTCATGACTGCCCTCACGAAATTGCTGATGCGATGTTTTGGAAAAGTGGATTGCTGAAAGGTCCGCGATACAACACTCGTACTGGCGACTTCCTGCAGAAGCTACTTGAGATCCATCAACCAGATGAGTGGTATTTTGGACACTGGCATCATACTGTGCAGTACAAGTACGGGCGTACCATGTTTCAGTGTATCGGAATTTTAGAATATGTGGATGTAGAACTATGACAAAACGTTATGCTACTTTTACTACTGTATCTGTGTTCAAACACCGATACGTAGTTGAAATGAAAGAAGGCGATACTCTAGAGAACCTAGCAGATCTAGTCACATGCGATGATCTGGAAGAGTTTTCACAGAAACATGTAGACGAACTTATTGTAGATTCGAGTGCTATTGACGAGGGGGAAATGCTCAAACTGTTTAGGCAAGATAATGCCTACTTGAATAGTTGGAGCGATGAGTATGTGCTGAAGTGGGTTAAACGGTTAGAGGAAAAATATAAATGACTTGTATTGTAGGTCTAGCACACGGAGGCGACGTATACATTGGATCAGATTCTCTAGGCTCTGGTAATGGCGTAAAGCAAGTATATTGCACACCGAAACTACTCGTACTAGACGTTTTTGAAAAGAAAGAACTTAGCCTAACTAAGATTAGCATGGGCATCGGATATACTACATCTTATAGGATGGGCGATATTCTTAGATATAATTTTACTCCGCCACCAATCGAATCTGATGAAGACGAAAATGAGTATCTGGTTAAAGATTTTATTCCAGAGCTTATAAAGTGTTTTGATGAACACTCTTTTGCAAAGACAAAAGAAGGTAACAAGAGCGGAGGAAACTTTCTAGTAGGTCTACGCGGTAGACTATTCCACGTGCAAGAGGATTTTTCAGTGCTTGAGCCTAGTTGTGATTATACTGCTGTAGGTAGTGGACAGGAATTTGCTATGGGGGCTATGTTTGCGTATACTAAGAGCGCTTTAGAGCCGGAAACCTGCGTAATAGGGTCCATTAGGGCTGCAATCAAGTTCTCTACTACTGTAGGTGGACCTCCAGACTACATTAAGATTTGATTTGACAAAGGACTGAATTATGAGTATTATAGTATCTGTAATAGTTGGATTGTCTCTTTTGGCAATCTTTGCTGGATTTTATATGGCTGTGGTCTACATAGTATACGCAATTATAGCAGGTGGAAAATGAAAGTATATATTGGCCCGTACAAAAGTTGGTTTGGCCCTTATCAGCTAGCTGAAAAGATCCTTTTCTGGGTTCCTAAAGAGCGAGACGAGTATGGATTCCCTCGTACTGCTGACCGTGTTCACGATTTTGGTGAGTGGCTTGCACATGGTAGTGTTGAGCCAGAACCTGAAGTGGGCGAGGTTAGTAAATGGGGCGAAGATCGACCTGTCACGTGGGTCTACAAACTTCTGAGGTGGATTGACAGTAAGAAGAAGCGCAAGATCTATGTTCGCATCGACCGTTGGGATACTTGGTCGATGGATGATACCCTCGCCCATATTATTCTTCCTATGCTAAAGCAACTCAACGAAACTAAGCATGGCGCTCCTTATGTAGACGACGAAGACGTTCCTGAGCATCTTCGCAGCACTGCAGCACCTGAGCTTTCTGAAGAACAAAAGCGCAACGGACATACCGACGATAACCACTTCAAGCGCTGGGATTGGGTGATGAACGAAATGATCTTCGCGTTCGATAGCAAAGTCAATGATCGTGAGGAGCAATTTACCACCGGCGAGTATGACTATCAAAGCGTTAAGCAGGAAGACGGAAATTACCTTATGGTTCATGGACCTAACCATACTGCTGTTACCGACTGGGATGCTCGTAAAGCATACTACGAACGCGTTAGAAATGGTTTTAGGCTGTTTGGAAAATACTACGAAGGATTGTGGGACTAACTATGGAAGATACTACTAAAAATCTACTAGATGCTCTGGCCGAGCTAGGGCAGGAACAACAAAAAGAACAAGCCTCTTATGAAGCCAAGAATGACGCTTGGTGGAATGGGCTTACTGAACAAGAACGTGAAGACGCATTCTATGCAGTAGTAAAGCGAATTTATAAAGGTGAAATCATAGACCAAGGAAGTTACCGTTACATTCTATATGATGTATTTGGTTTTGATGGGTCTATGTATATGCGCGGTATGGACTGCGGATATATGAATATTCATAATGCTATTAAGACCGACGACGAAGAACAGATAATTCACGAATATTACGAGTCTAGAAATAAAGCAATAGCGGCTGCTAAACAAGCAATCGTTTGTAAAAATAAAGATGAAGAGGGTAATTGCCCACTTCATAACTTGCACTGTCAATATCCAGAGTGCGAGAAAAAAGGAGAAGATATTTGAGCAGATATGCAATTAGTCGTAATGGTGAGCTAGTACGTCATGTAGTTTTTGAAGCTAGTAATGATAACTATGCAAATTCAAGTGTGGTCGTAGTATCTTACGACTCTATTAAGAGCGCCCAACAACTAATCCAAATCTGGCCAGATGCAGAGATTTTTGATTTAAAAAATAATTTGCATATTGTGTCCGAATCGGGTATAGTATAATGTATCGAGTAACGTTAATTAACACACAAACTAACCAACCTCATGAGGTGGGTGGTAGTGTTGTTGAGATCTATACTAAAGATTTAGATAAAGACGTACAGCAGTTAATGAGGAACAGAGATCCTCTTCTATTTAGAATTACTGTAGAAAGGGTAAACTTATGACTCGAATTGAATGGTTGTCTAAACGCCATCGGGAACTTGATATTCAAGTAGAACAACTAGAGGCTGAGCGTGAACACAATCGTAGCCCCGAGCACAAAGCTCTACTTGTAGACTTAAAGAAACAACGCCTAGCTGCAAAAACAGAGATGGCAGAACTACAGGCTAGTGAGCAGGTTAGCGTCAACTGACCCGTTCATGAAATGAACTAGGGCTGTTAGGTTTGACGACCTACGACAATACGACAAGCTGATACCTTGTAGATTTGGACATTGCCCGACCAACTTGGGGTCTCCCATGTAGTATAAGAGTTCTGCCTAGTGTGGAAACGAAAAAGGGTTTATAGTAGTAGGCATAAACCAGAAACCCTGAAATACCCATTTAGATCGTCTGTTAGATGCCTAACCACACAAAGATTAAGCTCTGATTACGTAAGTCGGATGCAACTTGGACTCGGGGGCGGTACCCGACAGCTCCACCACGGATACACTAGGCTCCGAAGTAGATTATACTAGTCAATCTACCCACACGATGACCGAGTTTAGAGACTCAAGTAGTGTATCTTTGAGGGGGCTGAAACAGGTTCGACAGGTTGAGTAAGAGGAAACCAGGAGCCAGTGCGCAAGCGACTGATAACCGCAAGAAAATCAATAAGTGCAAACGACAACGTAGCACCTGTTAAATTAGCTCTAGCAGCTTAATTTAAGTGGGTATGGGTTCCACCTAGAAACAGAACGGGCCCACCTTATAAACCTACCAGACAAAGTAATATTAATCTTGCTTAGATCGGATAGTGTATGCTATATTAAGGATATGATGATTACAAAAACATATAGTGTGGATGAGATATTTCAAGACATTGAGGACGATGAAGACCTCTGCCTTATGGTAATTCCACAAGAAGTATTAGACGTCACTGGTTGGGTTCCCGGTGATACTCTATCTATCTCAGTAGAGAATAACTCTATTGTGATTACGAAAGCGTAATGCTAAAAAACCCAAATCAACCCAATTGGAGTAAATAATGAATAAACTACTAATCGCAGCTGCCGCAACTCTAGCTCTTACCGCTAGCTCAGCAATGGCCGTTGAACTAACTGATAAACTAGCTTGGAACACTGAGCTTACCACTACTTACGACGTATCAAACGAAGTATTCGCTACTGATTTTGAAACCGGAGTATCTTTTCAAGCTACTGCAGATCTATCGGCCTATGGCACGCTATATGCAGATGTTAAAGCCGGTGAGTTTACTGGTTCTGAGTTTGGCGTAGTGTATGCACCTTCGCAGCTAAAATACGTAACTGCTACTACTTACCTGACTCTAGATAGCGAATTTGAAAACGAGCAGGTTTTCGTTGAACTAGCTGTAAAGTTCTAATTTATAGGGGCTGCCTTCGGGCAGCTCCTTTTTAGTGAGAAGGTTACTGGAAGATTTTGATTCTTGGGAGTTATACCCACAACACAGAAAATGGTTTGACAAGCTATATCTGTCACTCCATTTAGGATACTTGTGTGGACCTAGTGGCGTAGCTCCTACGGTCTCAGCTGACTATATAGTAAGACCTACATATAATCTATCAGGAATGAGTGTAGGAGCTAAAATTACTTATATACAAGCTGGCGATTATACGCAAGTTCCTCCAGGATATTTCTGGTGTGAGTTATTTACTGGTGATCATGTGAGTGTAAATTACTCCCTCAATAATGGTGTACACATACCAGTCTCGGCTTGGTTGGGCGAAAAGTCTGAAGATGGTATAAGATTTTCTAGATGGTATCGCACTGATAAACTAATTGAGCTACCAGAGCCTTTTAGAAGTATGTCGGATGTTGCAGATATAAATGCAGAGTTTATAGATGGAAAACTGATTGAGGTTCATTTTAGAGAATCTCCTGACCCAGACTATGATGAATTTATCCCAGTATGGGAAGACAACGAAGAAATTATAGACAGATACACGCAGCAAGGCTACTCATTCATAGAGAATGAAGATGATGCCAATGGATTTTTGGACGTAAAGAGAAAAGGATTTTTAATAAATGACCAGAATCGTATATAACAATATGCCACTATTTCACTGCCTAGCCCAATATCTACATGATGGTCGGCTAATAGCACTAATCAGTAGACTTTCTGCATATGTCTAATACTGTAGGATTTACTTGCTCTACTTTTGATCTGTTACATGCTGGCCATATAGCAATGTTGAGAGAAGCTAAAAGTCAATGTGACTGGCTTATAGCAGGATTGCAAGTAGACCCTTCTGTAGACCGAAATAATAAAAATAAACCTGTTCAGACACTAGTCGAACGGTATGTTCAGCTTTCTGCAGTTAAATATGTAGACGAGATTATAGTATATCAGACCGAGCAAGATCTAGAAGATATACTCAGTCTATTCCCAATAAACATTCGCATACTCGGAGAAGAGTATAAGGATAAAGATTTTACTGGAAAAGACATATGCAAGAAGCGTGACATAGGTCTCTATTTTAATACTAGAGACCATAGATTTAGTTCTAGCGGATTACGCGCTAGAGTATCGGAAATGGAAACAAAATGAAAATAGCTATTGTAGGTGTTGGATTTGTTGGCAATGCAGTTGCAGCAGCATTCCAAACTAACAAACTTTTACTAGTTGATCCAAAGCTGGGAGTAGACATATCTGCTGTAGTAGCTTTCGAACCCAATGTTAGTTTTGTGTGTACTCCTACTCCATCGTCAGAAGATGGTCAGGCAAGTACCAAAATAACTTTAGATGCAATTCAATATCTACTTCAGAACACATATGGTCTTGTAGTAGTGAAAAGCACTGTTCCTCCTAGCTTTGCGGCGCAATTTGCTAAGAGTGAACGTGTAGTGTTCAATCCTGAGTTCTTAACTGAGCGCAACGCTGTAGCCGATATGATCGGATCCAGTACTGTTATTTTAGGCGGAACTGAGTATGCCACTTCTCTTATAGAAGAATACTACCGTAAATACTCTATATGCTTTGCATATCTGTATAGGCATGTTAGCGGTGAAGAAGCGTGCTGGATTAAGTATATCACCAACACCATGCTTGCAATGAAAGTTGCATACCTAAACGAACTGTATAATTATTTTGATGATAAGCAAAGCTGGCATCATGTAGTTAATGCACTTCAAACTGATAAACGGCTTGGAACAAGCCATTGGTTAGTGCCAGGGCTAGACGGTAAAAGAGGATTTGGTGGAGCCTGCTTCCCAAAAGATTCAAAAGCTCTCTTGCATGAAGCTCCTGATTTGTCTATACTTAAAACTGTGATAGAAAGTAATAACTACTTCAGATCACTTTATGAACCTGAAACTCGTGAACTCGAACAAAACATCAAATTTAAGGAATAATATACTTGTTTAACGTAAATCTGTATCGTGACCCTCATGGCCTACAAGACACTATCGAAGTGGAAGTGCTAAAGCAAGAAGATGAACGCTTCCTCAAGCGCAACCGTATCCAGGTGGATATGATTGACAAAATCTTTGGAATCGTACTTCTAGCCCGTCTAGAAGATGGCCGTGAAGTAAATATGCAGAAAGGCACTATGAGCGTTCGTGATGCCTTCTCCGCTCTCGTCAACTCTTGTCGGGAGCTGGTAAACAAACCGGTGTTGGTACACTGACATGATTAAATACCTTGCAGCCTTTCTACTAGTAATGCCTACAACCGGCTACGCTGTCACAACAGAGGAAGGTTGCAAGGTTCTATCAGAACATGCAGAAGTCATTGCAGTAGCTAAGGATTTTGGGTTACAGTATGATAATGCTATTGACTGGGTTGCTGATCTACCATATGTAGAACCCTGGTCCGGTATGCTGGCATCTACCGTAGAGTACATGTATACAGAGGCAGACGGATTACCACCAGAACAATTAGGCGTTAGCACTTTCATAGCTTGCGTCGGAGCAATAGGATCGTTACAATGATTAAAAATCTTGAAGAGGCTACCATCACATTTTGTGAAAATGGTTTTATGCTAGCATACAACTATACTGATGGTGAAAATAACTATCAAAATAAGCGCAGAGTATTTGCAAGTGCTGTAGATATGTACGAACATATCAACAAGTTGACAGAAGCCAAAAAAGCAAATGGCAATACTAGCATTTGACGTTGACGGAACCATAACAGACGCTAGACGACCAATCGACCCTATTATGCTCAATCTAATGCTAGACATATGCACACGAGAAACTGTTTGGCTTATTACTGGCAGCGACGAACGAAAATGTCGTGAACAAGTAGGCAGATTATTTAATGCTGTAGATCGTGTCTACTGTTGTGCAGGAGCAGAACTATGGTTTGGTCATACACGAGTTAAAGCCGATCAATGGAATCCTCCAGTACAACTAATTCTTGACCTTCACTCTGCACTTCAGCACAGCGGGTATGAAGAACAAACAGGAAACCACGTAGAGATAAGAACTGGTATGGTAAACCTTTCTATACCTGGCAGAAATGCTACTCAAGCACAACGAGAGAGTTTCACTGCTTGGGATGAAAAAATAGGCGTTCGCCGTCGTATCGCTGAGGAAATAAACCGTAAATATCCACGAGCACATGCAACACTAGGCGGAAAAACTGGCATTGATGTTACGGAGCGTGGTCGAGGTAAGCACGTGGTTTTAGCGGATGCAGATGATGATGTGTGGTTTTGGGGCGACGAATGTCGCGCAGGCGGTAACGATTACACTCTAGCACAAGAACTTTCACTTCGGCCCAAAGATCGTGTGTTTCACACTACCGGGTGGCAGGATACTTATCATCAATTAAAAGAGATATTGGATATTAAATGATTAACGAGAAACTAATTCTCACTGACTGTGACGGAGTTCTGTTACACTGGGAGTGGTCTTTTGACCTCTGGATGTCAAAGCACGGTTATGTTAAGCATTCAGAAGGTGAATATGACATTGATCGCTGCTACGATATTAGTCGTACAAAAGCTGAAGAACTTGTTAAGATGTTTAACGAAACGGTGTTTGTTACTAGTCTACCTCCTTATAGAGATGCTATCAAATATGTTCGCAAGTTGCATGAGGAACACGGTTATGTATTCCATGTTATCACCAGTATTGGTGATGAGCCAGAAATCGTAGAAGGGCGAGTCAGGAACCTACATAACGTATTTGGGGTAAGCCCTTTCTACCGTATCACTTGTCTAGACCCTTCTGTATCTAAAGCATCTGTACTCAATCAGTATGCAGGGAGTGGCTGTGTTTGGATTGAAGATCATCTAAGCAACTTCCATCTTGGCAACGATCTCGGCCTTAATAGTATTCTAGTAGACCAGCACTACAACCGAACGTTTGATACCGACTCTCGTGTACGCACTTGGCGAGAGATATACAAAGAAATTACTAGCTAAGATTGCCAGCCTTGAGCTGGCAATATTCATATGGAGATTGATAATGGATTGGGATATGCCTGTGTCTGGAGAATATTCCAGTGAGCCACTTACTGTAGAAGGATATAGACTAACACTACAGAATCCAAGTACTGTGACTACGCTAATGCAAATGGGTTCAATAGCTAAGCCGGATATAGCAGATATTATCAAGTTATACCCAGAACATTTCAGTAAGCTTACACGTTTTGCACTGCGTCAAGGAATACCGCTAGATAAACTTCTTGATTGGATTAGTGATTATATAGGCTGGTCTGAATCAGAAGATTTTATACGCAAATAAAATTAAGAAAATATAGGTACTAATGACAATAATTATTGGATTATGGTCCATACCCACTGCAATGACTGTTATTGTGTGGTTATGGGCTTACCTACAAGATAGAAAAGACCCAGTGTTAGGACAGCTTTGGGCATTTGCGGCAGCCGGAGCTACTGTTGCTTGTTGGATTTTTTATGCGCTATTGTGGATAGTGCTTTAAGTGTGTGCTTGCTTGTCGGGCACACATTTTGTATTATAAGATATACAAACAAAGGAATAACTATGACACGAATTTATTTAGACTGCGACGGGGTTTTAGCCGATTTTGATGATGGGTTTCGTCAGCAATTTGGTATGGACCCTAGAAAATATGAAGAAAAGTATGGCAGTAATACTTTCTGGCATAACATCGGTACTTCTGGTAATTTCTACCAAAACCTTCCGCTCATGCCTGACGCTCGTGAATTGTTTGAAGCAGTAGAGCATCTTCGCCCAATCATTCTAACAGGGTGCCCGTTTGGCGGCTGGGCTGAATTTCAGAAGATGCGTTGGCGAGACAGACACTTTCCAGGTATTCCAATGGTCACTTGCATGAGCAAGAACAAACGAGATTATTGCAAGCCTGGGGACTTCCTCATTGACGATTACTTAAAATATCGTGACCTGTGGACAGAGGCTAAAGGTACTTTCATACATCATACAAGTGCAGCCGACTCTATTAAACAGCTAAAAGATTGGGGAATCCTATATGACCATTGATGAAGTAGCACAAATTTATGAGAAACAGCTAGGTAAGCCCTTCCCCGCTGAAGGGATGTTTTCAGTAATGATTGCAAATGACCTTTATCAGTTTGCTCATGCCGTAGTAAGAGAGCATCTAGCTAAACAATTGGAGAAGGCCTATGGACCCACTAATACCTAAATTTACTGGTCGCCGTAGGCACCGTGTGCAAAAATTAGGTTGGTTTAGGCCTAAATATGTGTTAGTATTACAATATGAACTCGAAGGTTTTGTTCCAGAGTTCTACGGTGGACAAGTAGACGGCTCAATTAAACGTTGGTGGGTAGATGCCCGCCCAGAGTGGGAAATGCAACATGACGAAGGTGAATCAGCTTCTTGAGAAAGCTCTCTCCACTCAAAGTGAAGAGGAAGCAATATCATGCTTGCGCTTGGCTCGTAAACGACATACAGGCGAAGCAGTAGATGTAAAACCTACAGCAGCACAGCAAAGTAAAGAACTTTACTGGCGTGAAGTGGCTGAAAAGTACCTTCGTATGGCTCAGGGGTATGACAATCAAGCTGCTATACACAGGCGTCTAGCAGCCGAATATCTAGACAAATACATGGACGAATCAAAACGCAGCCAGAAGCTCCACAGTGAGAATAGCGGGCTAAGACTTAATGTAAATCTCTGGAGAGGGCTATCCGCAGTCCTTTTTGGACTAATGATAGTAGCGGCGCTAATATGACATACACTCTCTTTCTGGATGACATAAGATTTCCTGAAGATGTTAAATACCCATATGGACATTACTCTAATGTGATAGTCTGCCGTAGTTTTGATGATGCAGTTTGGACAGTAAAACATCATGGCGCTCCCCGCTTTATTAGCTTTGATCACGATCTGGCAGATGTACACTATATTAATGGTGACGGAGAAAAGACCGGCTACACTTTTGCTAAGTGGTTTTGTGATTGGGTTATTGATAATGACGTTGACCTTGGGTATCGTTTCAATTTTCATGTTCATAGTATGAACCCTGTAGGTGCTGAAAACATCCGGTCGTATATGAGAAACTTCCTAGATAGGAGCTTATAATGATTAATCACATCGCTTTATACATTAACCTGCTTGCCCTGGTTGTTTGCATGTTTGCTCTAGCAGTAAATCTAGTATTAGGGCACGTCGTATGGGCTGCGGTTATGGCTGCCTTCGCCGTCCTTAACGCTTATCTAGCATACGACTCATTTAAGTCGATACGCGAGGAACCCTGATGTTTCGTAAAATCGTATGCGCTCTAGGCTTTCATCGTTGGCACACTGTAGACGCGACCAATTGCTTTGCAACCACCTACAATGATATGCCGCGTTGGGAACCTCGTCATCACATGGTGTGGTATCAGCAATGTTCATGCTGTGGAAAACGTCGAGTGAAAGATACAGTTAAACAAGATTCCATAAGCGGCTCCGAGCGTCACAACGGAGTTGAATTGGCGAGAGTGGACTGGGTAGAAAACGGTATTATGTATTTAGGATCTAAGGGCTCATTCAAAGTACCTCCAGTACGGCGTAAACCACGACTAACAGTAATTAAAGGAAAAGAATAATGGCAACAGTAATTAAAGCTCCAGATCATCACGAACTAGATGATCGTGTAACCGTGTTCCTAGGTGGTTCTATTGACATGGGAGCTGCAGAACTCTGGCAAGACCGACTAGTTAAAGATCTAGAAGACTATGATAGTCTAGTCCTGCTAAATCCACGTCGTGACGATTGGGATTCCACTTGGACGCAAGACCCAACTCCAGGCACTCAGTTTTATGAACAAGTAGACTGGGAACTACGTTGGCAAGATGAAGCTGATCTAATTGTTTACTACTTCGCCGCTGATTCTAAAGCACCAATCACTCTACTAGAGATGGGTCTGTTCTCAGGCGATCATGTTTTAGTCTGCTGTCCGCCATCCTTCTATCGTTATGGTAATGTGAAGATGGTGTGTAGGCGTTATGGAATTGACATGGTAGAGAGTTATGAAGCGATGGTTTCTCATCTTCGTGCAGCCATAGATGCGGAGCCTGACAATGCAGACATTTAAGATTAATCGTAATTCTTGGCACTATCGCATGAACAAGCGATTCTTCAACGAGAATGAACATTCAATGCACTTCTGGGAGCGAAAACACACTAACTTCTGCTCATATTGGCGTTCCACAGTTCTTAGGTTGGTTTGGCTATGTTTTCTTACTGCCGTAGCACTAGGAATAGTTATAATGATGGTAGGAGCTGTAGTATCTAATCCACTAGCTGCCGGTTTTAGTGTTCTATTTATTGTAGGCCTTATTGCTGTGTGCATAAGTATTGCTCTATTACATGAGCGCCTAAGCGCAAACCGAGCAAAGAACACAGAACCTAAAACTCTAGTCGGTAAGCAGTATGCCGCGTACAAAAGCAAAATCTGCCCATCAGTGGAGTTTGACGAATGAAATATCTAATTGTATCTACAGATGGCTCACTACGAATTACAGAAGACCCAGTTGGGGATTTTGAACAAGGCACGCTAAGCAGAAACGATAAGATTCACACTATCGGACCAGAACAACGAATTAAGATCGGTCTAGATAGTTATAAAGTTACAAGGAGTATCAACCCTCATGACGACCGATAATTTTGAACGGTGGTTCAACGAGCTGGAAGGATACTCAACTCGCTCTGAACGTTTCTGGGAAGACCTAGAGTGTAGTGACCCGCAACGAGTTAAGGATTGGCTTCGTGCTGCGTATAATCAAGGCGCTAGGGACGCTCAACAGATTAATGTGTTTGAGCAACTATTTCCTAGCCCAACTAAAGCTCCTGTGTTTGTTCAGCCTAAACGCACCTGCTCTCGTTGTGGAATAAGCCTAGAAGGTGTAATGGGTTATGTGTGTAGCGATAGCCATTGCCCAACTTTCATAAAACCTACTTGTTAAGGAGTGAATAAATGACTAAGAATGTTCGCGTTGAGAACGCAGATACCTCTAGCTATGTTGTCGTTGTAGAAGTTTGGGATGTTGCAACACAGAAATGTGTAGAGACACGTAGACTTCCAAATCCGGCAGATCTAGGAACATTTTCTATTTGGAAAGGTCGATACCTAGTAGTTAAGGAAGAGTAGCGCTTGCTGCTCTTCTTTTCATATGCTATTATCTTATAAAGGAGATAATAATGAAAAACTATACAGACGAAGTTGTTGCGGCTTGTATCTCAAACCTACTAGCCAGATTAGATGAAGCATATGGAGAAGGTATGCACTGGTACGGTCAAACACCGGATTGGTATGTGTGTGCAGCTATGGTATCGTGCGACATTGAAGATACAAACGGTGAAGCCTCCCGATATATTTTAAAAGAAGCAGAAGAGCGTAAAGAAAATGATTCTAGTGATTCTACACACAGCTGAACGTACTGAGTACGACCACAACTGGAATGTTATCGAGGAGAAAGGTACTGTAACAGTGTCTCACGGCATTGACTGTGAAACTGGCAAGACCGTAATTCTACCTTGTGAACGTTGGAGCAATTTCAGGCACCACTGTGTGCAATATGAAGGGGAATGGTATTTACGATGATGTATTATATAGCAGTAGCGTATTCTTCAAACGAACTCGTCGTTCTAGTTAACGACTATATTAAAAATGGTTGGCGGCCTTATGGTGGAGTAGCTTTCACAGCAGAAGGCGGGCGAGAAAAGTGGGCACAAACGATGGTGAAAGATGATTAAGATAACAGTAGCAACTATTCCAGACTTCGACTTTGAGGTTACAGACGTAGTAATTCGTATAGAAGATGATCGTGGGACTAATAACTGTTGGTCTCGCGGTTTTGATGATGATGAATGGGAAGCAGCAGAACAGTATGCTCGTGATCTAGCTAAAGCGTTAGGCTGTGAGTATGTAGGTGAGGTTGCAGAATGACAGTCGCACAACTAATTGAGCTGCTAAAAAAGATGCCTCAAGATGCCGTTGTATTTCGTGATGGTGGAGACTATGCTGATGATTGGCGACGCATCCACTCAGTAAACAATCTAAACTCCTGGGGAACACAAGGAGTACTAATAGAATGAAGATTGACCCCGATTGGAAAAAGTACTCTAAGATAGTTCCTTGCATGACATGTAAAGGTACTGGGGTTGTTGAGCGATCCGAGTGCACATCTTACCACAACTCAGACTATGATTATTGGAAAGAACTGTGTACTCAATGTGATGGTGATGGTAGGCTTGTTCAAGTAGACTACTCGTTCCGTGTAGAGTTCACTACTCCAGACAGTAAATACAAGTTTGCTGATGCGCACCAAGACTACATGCACACAGCCATAGAAAAGCTAGACGGTCGTACTACCGCCGACATCTACAAGTTAGGCAGACGATGATTGACGATAAGGACTACGACACCCTAAACGGCAAGTATGTCGGCTCAGAATATGGAGATATGCGTCGTGAGCGTAAGCAGTTGATGGAACGAATGATTTTTAGAAATGATGCTAGCGTTAAGCCTCGTATTCGTGAATTAACCCTACAAATGCTGGAGTATATGAGAGGTAGAGCAAATGAAACTATACATCGCAGTGCTTGATGAGTTTCCAGACTACATGACGCCAACTCTTGTTGCTCATGCAGTTCTAGGCGCTCACCTGCATTTCAATAGGCCAGACGATTTCCCTCCAAAATGGTTTCTACGTTATAGAGAATGGTTGGATACGTCTTTCAAGAAATGCGTAGTTAGAGTTAACCAGCGTGAGTTTGATAAGATTTCTGCGCTGCCAGTAGTATACCTAGCTCACGAGAAAAATACACTTGACGGACGGGATAGCTGCGTGGTAGTATGTCCTATGCCAACAGAAGAACTGCCGAACGTATTACGATTCGCAAAACTGTGGAAACCGAATCATGAGTGAACTAATTAACAAGGCTAGACTGAGTGTATACTACCGCCTGCATGAGCAAGTCAATTCCGCCGTACAACGTGCTATTGACTTATATCAACTGACTGCCGAGCAGCTAAAGCTAGATTATAAATACAGAACCTGGCATTATGGTACTATTTCTGAAGTTAGCTGGAGCGGTGTAGGTATATCCTGGGAAACGTATCGTCGCAACTGTCGCGTTGATGGCGACCACTATGTTATACCTTGGGAAGCGCTAGCAGATGATACATACAAACAGTACATCCGAGACTTCGTTACAAAGCAGTCGAACGCACAAACGACTAAGGCAGAACAAGAAGCCCTTCTGGAACGTCAGCGTAAACAGATCCAGCTAGCACAGCTTAAACGAGAACTAGGTGAAGCATGAACGATCAAGATAAGCAGTTTGTAGAAGAGTTTAACGAGGTTGCTTTTGAACACATCAATCGTGTGCTCAAGCGGGTCGCGAACAATAAAATGAGTACAGCCGAGTTTGTTGGTAAAGCTTATGCATACATGGTAGCTGCAGAAGCTCTAGGATATCCACTGCGTTCAATGTATCGCAATTCTCGTCGAGTAGGAACTGTGTTGAGAGAGCGAAGCGAAAATGGATGAAGAAGAAACAATGGAAGAATGGTATGCTCGTGTGTACCCTCGATATGCTCGTGAGAGGGCCTTGCACGACGAGTATGTAAAAAATGTAGGTGGATATGCTAATTTCAGTTTTCCAGAAAGCATGCAATACATCGCCACTAGACTGGAGCAACAAGATGATGTCTAAGATTGGGCTTTATGATGTGACGATGGTCGCGTTGGGAGCAGTAGCGCTCTGGACAGTTACTGGTTACATATTTACTAGTATCATTCTGTCCGCCTGCTTCTACTTTGCAGGTATGGTCTTAGGCGAATGGATTGTAGATAGGATTACACGATGAGCGAATCTCGCGACGAAGTCGCACGGGTACTAGAACAGGTAGCACGAGAAGGACTACCACATCCGCGCAATCTAGATGCTGCACTGGATGCGATATTTGAAAGCATCAATAACGAACAACTTCGACACTTTAAAGATATTAAATCAGCGCTCATAGACCTACTCGGAGCACTGGACGACGAAGATAATGAGAGAGTAGCCTGGGCTATGCAAGAAGCCCTAAATTCTCTAGGAGATACTGAATGATTGAAGAAGAAATGATCGGATGGTTGGTCCGTAAAATCAACGCACTAGGGCCTAATTTTGTAGTTCAATTCGTTGACAGCACACGTGACAGCCTAGTGAAATATCACGATAGCCTAGGACGTATGATTCGTAACGAGTTCAAGATGTGGGACAACGATTGGAAGCCTCTCATCGTCAACGGAGTTGACCACAGTCCAGAACACCCAGATCAGCGATCACAACGAGTTATAGAACAAACATGGGAACGGCTACAAGATGGCTGAGCTACCGAGTCAGGAGTATTTAAAGTCAAGGATTGAATATAACCCTGAAACTGGCGAGGTGCGTTGGAAACCTGTGGCTACGAACGGAGATTGGTATAAGCATAGGTTCAATACTACATATGCCAATAAACTGATTGGTCAAAGAGTTCGTATTGACGATGTACAGTATACTACGGCCAGACTAGTATATAAAATATTTTATGGCAGAGACCCGTCTGGTACATTATCATACATAAATAATAATAGAGTCGATCTTAGAATAAACAATCTACAAGATAGAAGTTGCCTAGAGAATAAACTAAAAGAGTCTGTTACTAAATTACCTCCTATAGAAGATATACGACCTATACCAATAGACATAGACAATCTTTTAAAGCTAGACCTTAAAACAGGTAAAATATATTGGAAGCCTAGAGGCGATACTTCGTTTGATTCTCAGTATGCAGGTAAGGAGGCTGGATACTATAACGGTAAGTACTTTTCCGTTACGGTCAAAGGTACTAGATACCAGTTTCACAGATTAGTTTGGGCTCTATACTACGGAACCGACCCGATAAACTATTTTATAGACCACATTGATGTTAATAGAGGCAACAACTGCGTTAGAAATCTTAGACTGGCTAACCAATCCCTAAATGCACACAACAAGATAGGTAATAAAAAATTTACTACAAAAAATGGCACAACCTATCAAACAAGTATATACGTAAACAGAGTGAGTATATTTTTAGGTAGTTACAGTAGTGAACAAGATGCTATAGACGCATACAATAAAGCTGAAGCTCGCTACAAGCCCATCTATCAATTTACCGAAGAAGAACAAGCTGAACTAGACGAGTTGTATACGAATTATCCCAACGTTACACGAGAGCTGCAACATCGTTGCCATGCGTTGCAGGTTAAAGCACTAAACCACTATATTGAAGGAGCCACACAATGATCTGGCACGGTGAACCTCCATTTCTGGAATGTTCGTCTCTAGGAGATCGTCGGTTTAGCGCATTCTACGCCAAGGTTAATGGACGATCAATTGAAGAACAGTATCAGGCTGCCAAACAGTTTGAAGACGGTTCAACTGGGTTAGGCTGGAGAGAAGCTAAAGGTCGTCGTCCTCAAAATGATGCAGAGGTTCGTCAACTGTATGCAGATCTCTGGGACCAGTACATTCGTGAGAATGAACACCTAGTTGATGTGCTGTTAGTGCAAACAGGACTAGCAGACAGCTATGGCAAGCAGGGTTCAGTTTGCCAAGCTACAGAATTATGGAGAATTAGAAATGATTATAGCCTTCGCAGGGTTTAAAGGAAGCGGAAAGAGCGAGGCAGTTGCAACACTCGAACAGTTAGGTTTCGTAGATGTGAAGATGGCTGCACCTCTCAAAGCAATGCTACGCACTATGTATCAGTATTGCGGTCTCACACATGAAGAAGTTGAGCGTCGTCTAGAAGGTGACCTAAAAGAACAACCTGATTATTGGTTGTTAGGTCAAACTCCTCGACATGCAATGCAACAACTAGGAACTGAGTGGCGAAACTCAATCCATTCTAACCTCTGGATTCCGATGTGGCAACGTCGTGTGCGTATGCTAAACCCAAATTCGGTCTGTTGTAGTGATATAAGATTCCCCCATGAAGTAGGCGCACTTCGTGCGGTAGGGGGCCAGCTCATCTGGATTGACCGACCTGGAACTGCCAGTGATGGGCATGCTAGCGAGCAAGATATCAGACATCTAGCTGATCGCGTCATCACTAACGATCAAGACCTAAACACATTAAGAAGCGCGGTACGCCGCATAGCCTTAGAATCTCAAAATTGAACAAGCAGCTATTAAAAAGGGCCCGTAAGGGGCCCTTTTTTATTTAGCTGGTATGAGTATGCGAGAGAACTGTTCATAACACGATTTCCAGGTCCAACGCTTTGAGCTGTCATAGGCATCCTGCCTGCTCAGTTTCATAGCTTCAACCACAGCTTCATGTAGATCATCACTTAAATGTCCATTAACGCCTTGCGTTAATATGTCTATAGGCCCAGTAACAGGATATGCAGCTACAGGAGTTCCACAAGCCAACGCTTCAATGTTTACAACTCCAAATGTATCAGATCGAGAAGGAAATACAAACACTGACGCTCGTCTGTACCAGTCACCAAGCTCGTGCCCTGTTCGCTTTCCAGCAAAAAGAACATCTGGATACCGAGCCTTCAAAGCCTCCAGATATGGTCCATCACCAACCAACACCTTTTGAGTGCCAGGAATGTCAAGACTGCAAAAGTCGTCCAGCCCTTTCTCATGGCTCGCACGGCTAACGCACAACACAATCTTAGTTGACCCAGCTTCACCAACATATGGATAGAACGTGGCAGTGTCAACTCCGCGCGTCCATGAGTAGACCGGCTGAGTGAACCCGTGACCGCGTAGCTCTCGAACCATTGATTCAGTTGTGGTCAGGACAGCAGTAGCATCACGATACGCCCAACGCATCATCCTCCAACCACGCTCAACAGTGATCCAAGGCCAACGAGCGTTAACAAACTCAGGAAACTTGGTATGGCATGATGCTGAGAACGGGATGCGCAATCTGCGACAAGTTCTAGAGAATGCGATTCCAAGTGGGCCTTCTAGGGTTGCAATGTGAATGTGATCCCAGCGTTGACGCTTGAGCAGCCTGCGGATGTGAAGAGGATTTGGAAGCCCTACCGTGATTTCAGGATACTGAGGAAGCGAAAACCGGACTGTACAGCGTCCAGGATGATAAACGTGTACCACATCTCCATGGTTTCTAGCCTCACGAACGAGGTTCGTTAGGGTTGTAACCACTCCATTAGTTTGTGGATGCCAAGCATCAGTTATCAGAAGTATTCGTGCCATCTAACCTAAACTCTATGATTTCAAACCGACCATCGTCGTGTTCTACAAGCGCAGTTGCGCTTTCAACCCAGTCACCGCAATTCATGTATGCCACTCCATCAATCTGCTTGATCACGGCTGTGTGAATGTGCCCACAGATGATCCCGTCATAACCTTCACGTTTGCAATATGCAGAAACGTGAGTTTCAAAGTGTGTGATAAACGCTACAGCTTGTTTTGTAGTCTGCTTGAGCCAGTTGCTCAGACTCCAGTATTCCAGACCAAGCCAACCTCTCACTCGGTTGAACTGAATGTTCAAGACAATCGCAGCGTTGTAAGCCACATCACCAACATGCATCAGCCAACGTTTGTCAACCATCAGCGAGTCAAAGAAGTCTCCATGAATCACCAACAGACGCCTTCCATCAACAGAGCGATAGTCACAACGATCTACCAGACGGATGTTGCCAACTTCAATGTCAAATTGAGTGAACTTGCGAAACGCCTCATCGTGGTTTCCGGTTGTGTATGTGACCTCAGTTCCTCTTTTCGCTGCGGTAAGGATACGACGTATCACATTCGCATGGCTTTGAGGAAACCACCACCGACGGCTGAGTTGCCAGCCGTCGACAATGTCTCCAACCAGGAACAGTCGGTCGCACGTATTTTGCTTTAGAAACGCACACAGCGCGTCTGCTTGACAACCGCGAGCTCCTAGGTGAACGTCTGATATGAAAATGCTTGCGTAATGCATTATGCGCTAAACACGACCCCAACATAATTTGCGGAAGCTTGAGAGGCTCCACCCCAGAAGTATGTGGTGACGGGTTCACTAGCCTGATAAGCTGAGATACCGTACCCACCAGTTGTGAGAGCGGGTCCAGGTGTGTCGCCGTCAAGACGAGCTCCTGGTTGCATTCCCCAAACTCCGTCATCACGAGAGAAGAATGAGGTTGAATAGTAACCGTTGGCAGTCGGATCTTGCGCTGATGAAAACTGAAATCCACTTGCCTCATCGCTACCGTCTAGAGTGAGATCTCCAGTTGACGAGATGATGATAGGACGATACTGACGGAATAGCGCATCACCAGTTGCAGGTGAGAACATCGTAGCAGGTGTTGTAACAGGACGAGCTGAAGGAACGACAGTTCCCGCAGAGTCTATGGTAGCTCCGGTCCAAGCCCAAATGAGGATCCCTCTAAACTGAGTGCCATCCCAGAATGCCATTGCGCTCCAAGGTAATCCAGAAGCTGGGGTTACTCCAGTTAGAGTTCCCAGATCACGCACTCCAAGAGGTCCGCTGGCTCGGTAACGAAACTGACCAGCGCCAGGTTGATTTTGAACTCCAGTCATTGACTCGCTCATCACTGCTGGAACAGGAACTGCCCAAACCGAGTATCCACGTGCTTCAACTGTTGTGACAGCTGTAGCAACGGCAGTTGCATTGGCAGCAGTGGTGGATAGAGTTCTAGCAAGCGAACGTAGTTCGCCTAGCACACTGCCACCGTCTCTAGGCCCCCAAGTGGGGATTC